TATAATAACGCTATCATTGCCAAGCGTTCCGTGTGCAAGCGGCAAGCCTGCGCTTCTCTGAGAAGCCGTCAAAATACATCTAAATGGTGCTGCTGCAAGACCGAATGATGTAAACGGTGGACCCTGATTATAAATAAGCGTTTTAGTTATTCTTTGAGCGGTGCCCGTACTACCCATACCACTATTTCCATACTTCAGCAGCAATCCTGAGGGCAGATAAGACCAGCCAGGTATTTTGTCACCTTTTTGTGTGTTGCTTAATTGGGCTGTAAATGGCACATCAAGACGTCCTGAGCGTCTTATATATACTTGGCGTTCTTCCGTTCGAGTTTCATTGCCATTATAAATCAGTAGTTCAGTGCTTGTAACTGCTGAAATTGGATTATTGAGATTATCAATCAGTGAGATGAAGTCATGGAAACCAAAGCCCGGATCATCAAATGTTATATGATTGACTTCAAAGATATCCTTAATAGCCTCGAAGTTATCCTGAATATTTTCTTGTGTATCATCAATTCGCTGATTGCTCAGCGGCACATTAACGGTATATGGTAATTCAGCCATTTAGAATCCCGAAGTATTATTGCCCCACCAATTTTGATACGCCCAAGGCCCAACTTGCTCTGTATAGATAGTTGAAGTACGTTGGTTGGCTTGGTTGATAAGTGTTCTTCTAAGTACTAATGCTTCCTGCTTTTTGAATTCAGGCATAATAGCCTGCACGCTTTCCATATCATAATTATCTTCAAAGACCTTTTTGGCGGCTCCGAAAGCTATATACTGCCACCATTGATTTAGCTCGGGGTCTTGTCCCGAATCAAGAAGTTCAGTTGGCGGCACAAAGCAGTCCATCTGTACTTGATAAACTTGGTCAGGCACAGGCCTCAGAGTAATTTTATTGTCATAAAACAAGAACGCTGTTGGTCTTGAGGCTACATACGGCACTACTTGTACATTTACCTTTGCACCGCTAGCGGGTGGATTGCCGAATGTAAGACTGAATGACCCGGTAAGATAATTTATGCCGCCAAGTGGTACTGCACTACCCGGTGCAACCAAAAGCCCCGTTTGTGAGTCTACGGGTAGATCTACAATGGTCAACGCATTATTGCTTGCGTCGGCCGATTCAAAGAGCACGTTATTTTGTAGTACCGGTACTTGCGATAGAGTTCCAGAAAAGAACGTCGTTAAACCGTCTCCCGTGCCAACTTGAACAAGTGAATTTATGCGTGGGAATATATTAAAGAACTGCTGCCGTGATTGGCTATAATAAACTTGGTAACCCGCCACATAAAAGGGAGGGATGATGTTTATAATGCGATTCTTGAAGTCAAATAACGGGCTCGTTACGTCGTTAGATGTTTCATAGAGGTCTATATTAGGCTCTGTATAAAACGTAAAAGTAGTGCGTAACTTATCAAGCTTAATATGTTGTGGAAAATCATAGAGCACAAAGGTGTTTATATATTGGTTTAGATCTGCCGTACTCAGCTGATTAACGGAGACTTTACGTGTAAGGCGGCGTACTTTAGTTTGTATTGCCGACAAAGTGGAAATTGCCATAATATCTCCTATTCAAATGTACCCGAAGGCAAAACATTGCGTGTTGCCGCTCTGAGTATTGAGTTAATCTCGCCAATTGGCACAACAGATGCCTCTTGTACAGGGGTCGGATTCGGCAAAAGAAATGGGTCAAAAGAAAGTGAATCTATATCTACACTGAATGAATCCGACCCCAAAACTATAATAGTTCCCGTTTTTTGGTTTATCTGACGCATTCCATAACCATCAGGCACATAAAAACGAACAATCATTCCATCAAGATAATTGTGGGCAAATGATGTTGTAACAACTGCTGCATGTGCATTAGTTATCGCGTTTATAAGCCTTAATGCCGGCTGGAATGTCGGGTCAGCAACCGCATAACGGAAACCCATTTCCTATCTAACCATATAAGAGGGTTCAACCATTTCAGATTCATCCCAGTCTTTATAATATTTTGGATCAACAAACTCTACGGGCTGCATGCTGAAGCGTCGTACATTCTTACCAATTACCGAAGACTTGGTTCCGTCTTCATTAACACGCCATGCGTGTACGGGATAACGACAGCCCTTGTTGAGATGCTCAAGCAACTCAAGCGTCACGGTATAAATCTTGCCATCTTCCATAAAGTAGGTGGTCATATCTCTGGTTGTGCCGAATGTAAACGTTATATTAGCGCCCGGTGTTTCCAGATTACGGAATATTGCCCTTACTTTGGTCTTTGGGCCCATGACGGTAGGTTTTATGCTGACATTCGGTATATCAACAATCGCTTCGTGATTCATAACTACTTCTTCTTTAACCATTTTTTTTCTTCCTCTTGCCATTATTTCCTTCATGAAATGGGGAGGAGATGACCCCTCCCCATTTAATTACATCTGTGATGCAAGTATCGGTGTTATTTGATTAGCGGAATAAGATTTACCCGCTACCCAATAGATAACATCAACTTCTGAACCAGCAGGACTTCTTGTTCCCGATGACAAACGTATTCCGATATATGCACGGTTTACGGTCGCATCTGCAAGAACATCAAGCGGTGGCATTTGGGCCAATGCTATTGCCGTATCTTCGCCCATTGGCACAATTTGTGCTTGTGTGAGCTTGGTTGTGGCATTAGACGGCCAAGCAAATGTGCCGGCAGCACTTGAATCAAGATCAAGAGTAATAGTATTGGTAAAGCCGGATTCATCAGCAGTACCAACAGCAGTAATCGTTGCTTGTTGATTATTAATGCTGGATGACATGCCGAAATTGGAAGGTACCAATATTCTTACTTTTTGACCGACCGTGAATCCATGAGTTACTGCCATGGTTACCAGTGTTGTTGCACCGGTTCCAATATTAGTTATCGTGCGTGCGCGTGGATAAAATATTGGATTGAATGGTATACGGCATGCAAATGCAGCCGTAGAAGCAACCCATGTACCGGTCGTTGCCGTTGTATCCAAGTTAGTTAACAAGAATGTGTTTGCACCGTTAACGGTAATGGTAAATTCCATACCATTGATTTGTGGCATCTGATTTGATGAATAGATGCGCACAATATCACCGGTCGAATAACCATGCGCTACTATGCTAACTTGAGCAGGCGCAGCACTCGATACCGCAGTTGCCGTAAGTTGAGCTTCAGGATCATTAATTGATGAATCAATAAGCGTAAAGCCACCAACAGAAAGACTAGCTGATGTATCAAGATTAATAACATCAGTAGTATCAGATTTATAATATACAAAACCGTCATTAGCATCTAAACCGCGTTGCCAATAGAATTTAGCACCGCGTCCAGTTGCCTGTGTAGTAGCAATTTGTGTATAGTTATATACCCACATCCAATCAAGATCAGAGCGAATCGGCAATGATACCGCAACACCGGTAGAAGTAAACCTGCCGGATTGTATTATAGTTCCGTCCATGTTTTCCCCTTATAGCGGTACGTTAGGTAATGTGCAGCGAAGCTTAAGAATCCATTGATCATTAAGAAGTCGCGGAACCTGTCCTGCTTTCCAGCCTACTTGTACGTTTTGTGCAAGCGGTCCTGTATATAGAGCCGGACGATAGATAAATTGCATACCATAGCCGTCTTGCTCAATCATTGCGTAGCTCTCAATACCGCAACAGAAGATGTTGAATACATCCTGTCCGGTGCTTGAAGAAGCGGGAATAACTGAACCAATTGAAGATACAAAGAACCGAAGATTGGCCATTGTGCCATATTCAGATTCCAAGATACCGTTTTGCGACGGATAGTTTGCTACGTTAATAAATTCCTGAATCGCATCCATTGAACGAGTCAAGCGTGTACTGCAAAGCGCCAAGTACGAGTTACGCACAGGGCCCGTCGAGAATCGGTTTTCACCGGGTACGTTTCTTAGTACGGTATACGCATTGTTATTAAGCAAGTCGGAAGAAACGGCAGAAGCGTCAGCGAATGTTAAGTTCGTTGGGTTTTGTCCGTTATTACCGTATGCGCAATTTACACTGCTGGCCGTACTTGCGAGCATATTACGAATAAGCTCGTCTTCGGTTTGCCTCAGTTGGACACCTAAACGAATAGATGCTTCGTTCAAAACATCTTCCTGATTTTGCAATACAGTTTGTTCGTTAAGTTCAATATAGCTTCCGTAGAATGACATTTGGGCGTCAATATCTACTGAGGTAAGCGATACGGGGGGAGGCGTTACACCGGTATTGCCAAGTGGCACAAGTGCTGAGGCAAGTGGATTGTAACGTCGGTATCTTTTCGTTGTACCACCATTTCTAGGCATAGTCCCGTACATAGCGCCAAGCTTATGAATAAAATTCGGTGTAGGAACCGAGAGAAGTTTAAGCGTGGCACTTTGGGTAACCTGTGGCGGCAGAACGCTCGTTGTAGTAACTGCCATAAGATTTCCTTAAGCATAGGGTTTAAATCATATACTTAAGCTTGACGAGAGCTTTTTTACGTCGTGAGTTGCCGAAACTCAATACGACATGGAGGGATGAAGTGAGCGATGCTTCATGTACGCTCACTTTTATAATAGAAGAGGGGAATTAAAAAATTCAAGGCTTAGTTTGTGAAGATTTCTTAAGTGCTGCTTCTTGCGGGCCGCAGTGCTTTATGCACCAGTATGTAGGATTACCGTTTTTCCACGACCCGCAGACAATATAGGGTGACTTACATTCTTTGCATTCTAACGGAGTTTCTTTGCGCTCTCTTGCATCTCCCGCCATAGCTTTTCCTTAAGTTCAGGCGTCAGACCCTGGGCAAATTCATTGGCTTTTGAAAGTGGATTTTGACCTGACTGAGAGGATGTAGAATTTGATGCTCTTGGTCTTGACGCGTTCTTTTGTATCATTTCAGTTTCCTCTCTGAGAGAATCCTGTTTATTAATACCAAGTTTTTTTATCATAGTATAGGTCGCCTTTGCCTTAGTGTAGAAGTTGTTATTAGCACTTACCGTTTCCGCAAGCTCGGGATATTCTTTTTTGAATGTTTCCAGATTTTCATTAGCCAGAACATTATCAATATCAGGACATTCAGAACGCAGACGTGCTTCAATCGCTTGCGCTTCATATTGCTTAATCTGACTCTTAAGATCATCTATATCTTTAGAGAACTTATTCTTAATCTTGCTGAGATGCCTGCCTTCAGTATATTGATCGTCATCCCATTCTTTTTCAGGGTCTGCTTGCTGCTTTTGGGCTTTTTCAATTGCATCAAGACGCCGCATCATCTCATCGCGCTCACGCTCAGCTCGCTCTTTTTGCTCACGCATCTGCGTAAAGTTATACTCTTTTGAATTCTGTTGCTGTTCTGTAACTTGCTCTTGCGGAGTTTCTAATACTTCGTTTTCTTGTTCAAACATAGCCTAGCTTCCAATTATTATTATTCTATTATCTATAAATGTTTCTTTATTGTGCTTCTGACACTTTTCAAGAAGCGTTCCATCTTTATAATCCAAGACATGTTTAAGAAGACCATAAAGCTCGGGTGCCATGTCGTGTTTATGGAGTAACAGTTCGGTGCACCATTCATCAGACGGCAACACCCAGAGCAATTCCAGTTCGTCTACGTCGGGAGTGTATTTATAAACTACTTGATCGGTTATAGGTGTTGGACATGTAAGACGCGTAAAGTGAGAAAAGCGTATGCTATTGGGCCCAAAATGTTCTTGCTTGTAGCGCACCTCAATAAAGAATTCACCATTATGGACCTTGCGCGTTTTTTCTATGATCTCTAAGACATTTTTGAGATAGTCGCCTTCCATCATGGCGCGACCTATATCTATTTGCTCAAGCTTCTCGGGTCGTTCGGCTTGCTTAGACATCATCTCGTAGGCAATTTGTCCCCATTTCTTATTTGCCATACTTCCTCGCTATTTCTTCTTTTTAGACTTGCCGGCCTCTGACATTGCAATCGCAATAGCTTGCTTTGGATTGGTTACCTTTGGTCCTGCTCCGCTATGCAGGGTGCCGCGTTTGAACTCACTCATTACGGTAGCTATTTTTTCTTTTGGCTTCAGCTTCTTGCGCTTTTTGGCACCGGCTCCAAGCTTGTCAGGGTGCTGCATTGCCATCTTAACAGCGCTCTTTTTTTTCATTGGCTTTTTCCTTTTTCTCTGCACGCAGTTCTGCCTCTACATGCATTACCGGCTTAAGTTTTCTTTTCTTTTTTTTATCTTTCTTTTTCTTTGATATTTCCATGATCACTCCAGAAAGAGGCGGGTAGCCCCGCCCCTATTTGTTATAAGCTCTATTATCAGCAATGACTCGCTCTTTGATCTTTCGTTGCTTTTTTGAAGGCTGATCGATCGCATTCTGAGCAATACCGTTGAACTGACGCGCCAGCTTCTTAGCCTTTTTAGAGGGTCTAGGAGCCGATGCCATCTTAGTACTTCTTCGGTGCGTACGATGACTTCAAGGCAGCGTGATCTTTGTTCATTTGCTTATTAGCAGCGACATATTCATTGCCGAGCTCTCCGCCAATATAACCGCCGGCCATTGGATATTGCTTCATAACTGCTTCTGTTGGTAAATTTGCATGCTTGCTCTTATCTGAGCTGATCATGCCTTTTTCATCATATGCCATTGTGGCTCCCTGGTTGAAAGTCGGGACATCGTTATCGTCCCTCCTTATTTACGTTTACGCGGTTTCTTCTTCTCTATTCTCTTGATGTCTTTAACATCATGAGCCATGCGTGATTTCTCGCGCTTTATCTCTTTCTTTTCTTCAGCGATATCTTCCTTAAGGTGGGAGGTTATCCGCTTTTTAAGGTTGTCCTTCATTGGTCCTCACGGGTTCTTGAGGCAACGGTTCATTAGGCACGTTGCTTACTGTTTCTTTCATTGCATTAGAAGGCAGAGGTTCTGCGACTCGATCAGTAGCCTCTTTGAGCACCCTTGAAAGCTGAATCAGCTTTTCAATATGTGCCAAATCGATTGTATCTAGTTCTTTTAACGCTTTGATCATGTCTAATGAAGCCGCTATCTCATCTTTTTTAGCCTCTGCTTGCCTCTCGACAGCAAGAGCCTGATTTTCTTGCACTCTACTTAGACGCTCAATACCGAGACCTTGGTCTGCCGTTGCTCTTGCTTGAGCCAACTTAACATTAGCCTCAAGCTCGGCCATTTGCAGCTCAGATTGTTTTTGCTGCATTTGCTCGGCTGCCTGCTGACGTTTCATTGCATTTTCAATGATGTCATTCTTATTCTGTATGGTTGCAGCCTTGAGCATGTCCTCATCAGTAATCGGCACGCCCGCTTGCTTCAAGTAGACCATTTGGGCAAATTGTTGCTGTCTTTGCGTAGCCGTATAAAGTCCCTCTTCTACGGTTACGTCAAAGCGGCCCCATGCCTTATCATAGAACTGCTGCGATGGTTGCTCCTGCAGGATATTTGACACCTTGCCGGCGGTGAAATTAGTTTGCACTGCGGCTAGCATAACTTTCCCTAAAAGACGTAGTGCTCCGTCGGCACGGTCGAAGATCGGTTGAAGTGTTGTGAGCCCCGCGCCTTGCCGGAGTACGCTTAGAATTCCCGCCATATCATCAGTTGCAGAGCCCATGTTTTCTTCAGTAACACCGGATGTCTTAAACATCATTTCCTTAAACTGCCCCAAAAGACTGAAGAATCCAGGGGAAATGTCGCCCGGCATAATCTTTTCTACATCAGTCATCTGTGCTTCTTCTTTAAGCGCGAGTCCCTTACCCTGGCCTTGCATGAAGACGTCTTGAGGATTAACAAGAGCGTTTTCTTTGAATTTAAAGCCTGAGTTAATCTGAGATTCTAAGATGTCAGACATTATTATCAGGAAGCGATTCAATAAAAATTGGGGATCCCGCATATTGCGGACAACACCTTGGATACGCCATGGGAAATATGGTGTTTGTGGATTAAAATACGTAAAAACTGGTATAAAACTATAGTGGTCTATGCCTAGGGGTTGAGGTCCCTCATAGAGTAGGCGTCCTTGTACGACAATAGCAAGCTTAACGGTTGGTATGTCTTGTTCAAATACCTCAACGGATGGGAACTCTGCTAGAAATTCCCGTAGGCCCTTGTCGTTATCAGATTTCCATTCAATCGTACGCTGTGTTTGCTTATCAACGAGTAGTTTTTGTCTACGATAGTCTCTGTAGAAGAATTCATCATATGTTAATAGCGTGCGTGTGCCATAGTTGTATGCTTCGGGCTGGTATTGAAACTTACCGTCACGCGATTGACCACCAAGAGCCAGAATTTCATCAGTACGATCAGGAAGTAACGAACATGCTTCAGCACGTGTTACATAGCTACGCTTCCAAATATAATTGCAGTCAGACAGATCAGTCTTTTTAAAGAACGGATCAATAAGAAAAGTATTATATGGGCAGTTGTCTACTTTAAGATCGCCTGATATCGGATCATTGCGAAAGTCTAGCCAGACCTGCAAGAGACTCATACCTGTTACACAAGCACCAAGAAAGGCCTCAGAAAACGTTTCAAGGTAATTTTCTTGCTGATTAACCCATGAAAATATTTTCGTGAACTGATCTGATGTTTGCTGCGCATATTCCTCAAGAGGAACTGCTATAATGCTTTTGCGGTTGCGCCGTTGATAACCGCTTATCATATCCACAACAGGGCGGATTTGATTAAAGTTGTATTGTCTACGTCTTAATATCGGTACGTTACCGTAAATATCACCATAAATGGATTGTTCACCCATATAAAAACGCGTATCAAAATCAGCCTCAGACCAGAAGGCTTGATTGATCGTAATAGCGTCAGCATATACTGAATTCATTCGCCGTTGTATGTCATTATCCGGCTCTGAATATAGATAGCCATCACCCAAATTAGGAAAAATAGGCATTTTGCCCCCTTAAATTTTTACACCTATGTGTTCTCTAGAAACCTAGGAGGGGTAAATTAGCAAATCAAGCACTATTTTTCATGGAGCCAAAAAACAAACATACCGCCAAGCGTAAAGGCAATTACAAAGATGCAGGGGAATCCTAAAAGAACGTTAAGAACTTGCTTTATACACATCGTCTACCTCATGTATAGAATTTACTGGAATCCTATATATGATGTAGACATCAAGTCAAATAAATAAATTTTGATCGGGTAATGAGAATGGGTCTTCAGGGTTTGCCGCATGTCCCCATACAGTCTTCTTATATAAATTATCTAAGTCTTCCGCACTCATATTTTCTCGGCATAATTTAAGCGATACACAGAGATACCGGACGGCGTCGGCTGCATGCCCGGCCCAGTCGCCAACGGGTTTGCCGTCATATCGGTCTTTGATCGGGTCATACGTCTGACGGTAGTTTTCGAGCGAACGCACAAGGTGCTTACATCGTACTTCATCAATGTAGATCTTTGGCAGCTCGGCACGAACGCGCTCAATACCATCAAGCACACCGACTTTAATTGATTCGGTAAATCGTAAGCCAAGATCTCTTCCCATGTCCCAGCGGGTCATATTTGTACCAATATCACGGGTATTTATATCATGTGGCGCAATATGTTTTGCATAATTGTAGGGCTTATCTTTAACTTCTTTGATGTACTCGGGAAGGGCGCCTGTCTTCATCTGAAGAAAATCAATAATATGTACAACGCCGCTTTTCATAACTTGGAAGAATACCACAGCCATATTACGATCAACGCCCAAATCCCAACTTGTATAAACAGGTAACGACGGGTTCCACGGCACAGCCTCGCCAACTTGTCCGGTAAGCCGCATGCGATCTATATATTTGCCATACCACGTACCTTCGATGCCACAGTCGAACGAACAGAGAAATTCCTGCTGAAACATTTCGTCAGACATGTCTCGCTTTTCAAATTCTATTTGTTCGTCTGAAAGATGTTTTGTATCATTCAGAGTACAGAGATACGTAAACCATTCATCTTTAAATTCTTTAACCCGATGATAAAGATCATAGAATCCGTTCTTACCACGGGGAGTAGTATTTAGAATCATAAATCCGTCATTTGCTGCAACAATCGGACGAGCATATGTATAAGCACGCATATCCATCTGAGCAGCTTCACTAAACACAATACCGATAGGGTTAGTACCAACAAGGGAGCGGTTATAATTATTAGACCCAAAAAAATGAATGAGGCTTCCATTACGTAAACGAACTTGCATTTCACTGGCGTTCTTCTTTGTTATAAGGGCTGACGGAATGAAATCGAGTACTTGTTTGCCATCAATGGTCATCCCCTGGTACATAACAGACCTGGCTTGTCTGTAAGTTGGCAAACAATAACAATAGAGGCCGACTCGTCGTATTGCTTGGCGCACTAACAGATTGAAGCATGCAATGTCCTTACCGCTTCGGCGGGGGGCAATATAGATAATCTTTTTGAAGTTTCTGTTCTCTAATGCCCTGAAAAGAGGTAACTGATAGGATCTTGGAGTAAATGCGTCCAATCTAATGCGGCCTTCAGTCATATGTTATATATTGTTGCCAGCGATTGTCTTGTAAGTGTTGCCTAAACAAGTTAAGTATTACATGGTAATCAAGACGTCTTTTGTCCCATGGGCCAATCTCCATCGCATAGAATTCTTGTAGCATCGCAATTACATTTATAATCTCAACCCTCATATCCAAAAAGGAGAAGCTGTTAAGCAGCTCTTTGATCTTGGCTATGTTGGCATCTTTGCCCGCGTTATACAGTAACGCTTCAGCTTTCTTCTTAAGATCGCCATGAAGATTCGTCGAAGCGTTAGAGCGTGCAGGCAATGCCACCGTATAAGTGCTTAAATCTTTTTTAAAGCGCCAGGTCTCCATGGCGTTGACGGAGAATGCCATAAAGAGAATGAGTAGAATCATAGAGAATCCTTTGAATGTGAATCACTCTAAGCCTAACCAATGGCCCATAAAGGGCAAGAATTCTAGGAATCCTAAATAGTTGGGGTCGTGATGTCATATATTGATTTCTGCATTCTTTTCAAACAATTGCATTCTAAATTGTCTTCCATCCATACCGGTAGATGCATGCTCAGCTTCATAATATCTTATCAATAATTGCTTTTACCGCATAAATTGCAACACTGTTGCCAAATTGCTTGTATGCTTGGGCATCGCTTACGGGAATCTTAAAGCTATCGGGGAAGCCCTGTAGCCTAGCGCATTCTCTTGGGGTAAGGCGATGTATTATATTGCCAACATAGTATCCGTCCCAGTTTTGCTTGCTGCCAATAGGCGACCCGCGACCACCGACTCTAACAGTATTGGCAATATCTCTTGTAACATTGGTTTCTAAGATGTCGCCCAATGTTTTTGTTAATGGTATTGGCTCGGGGAACGTATAGGGTTTACTTATATGTCTAGCATAACACACCATAAAAAGACGCTTACGACGTTGTGGTAGCCCATAATCAGCAGCATTGAGAACCTTATAATAGACATTATAGCCACCAAGATCTAAAAGATGCAAGAACCTATTAAATGTTGCGCCACCATTATGTGACAATAGACCTGGAACATTCTCAAGAACAAGTATTGGCGTTGAATGACCCCCTGCAATACGCAAGATCTCAAAGAACATCTGGCCCCGTGGATCATCGGTGCCCTTGCGCTTACCGGCTACCGAGAATGACTGACAGGGAAAGCCCGCAAAGATCATGTCATGTGCGGGTATATTGCGTTCATCTATCTTTGTTATATCGCCGCTTGGGCGCTCGCCGAAATTAGCCTCGTATGTATCGCAAGCGTATTTGTCTATTTCAGAGCTGAATACACACTTAAGGCCAAATGATTCAGCCGCCAGCCTAAAGCCGCCAATTCCTGCAAAAAGATCTATAAATTTCATAATTGAAAGCCGCCTAAAGAGGAACCCTAAGAAGATCCGCTTAAAACTGTATAAAAAACTTATTTAGGTCATTCCCGAGCAATTACGCTTCGGGGTACGTTCTTGATTCATGATACGTGAGACTTATTATAATTAAACCTTAAAATCTTGAATCTTGATACTTGCTAACTTTATTCTGTGTTTTGGCAGGATTAACAATCCTAATGTAACATGCAAGACTCGAACTTGCGACTTCCACCGTCCTCAGGTAGTGCTCTAACCAACTGAGCTAATGTTTATGTAGCTTAACTTCCTACAGAAGATACAATTACCGGTTTTTATGTCTCTTCATCGGCTTACATTTCAAAGAAAGAAAGCTCAATCAGGCGGAGTCGAACCGCAAGTATTACAGAGCCGCAAAGCCCCCAGCCTCACCAATGCTGATCTAATTGAGATTTCAAGTTTTTGGGGCCCCGTGTTGCATGTCGGTTAAGTACTACCTAGAAGGATACAAAAACCAAGGACCCCAATTTATACCGGCAAGACCGCCGCTTTAAACTCCCGATCGGTAGGACGGGGAGGCATGCGGTCCGCCTAGCCTACTCAATAAGTTCTGTCGTTGCGTTAATAACCTCAAGCGTAGCGTCAACTATCGCGGGCTCTGAACGATAAAGTTCTATCATGCGGTCACGCTCAATCGGATCATAATATAATCTACGCTTAATGATTGCCTGGGGACTGTTAGGCGTCAACTGATTAGCATAGGACTCTTTAAGATTCTTATCAGTCAACGCCTTCCAAGCCGATTGCTGCAACGATGCAAGGGTACGGCGTCGCAGAATCCATTCAGATATAGACTTTGTCACGCTCTTGTCTCCCAGGAGAATAGAGACTTGAGTCATGATATTAGTCTTTTGTATGCAGTAGTGAAGGCGAAGGATTTCTTTAACGACATCGCCGTGAGCTTGCAGCCATTCGGCTACTTGACGCTTTTGATCGGGATATGTCGGCGTCTCACAATCCAAGTCAGCGCAATAAGTCGCTATCTTTAATTTAAGATCATCCGCTTTTTTGTTTAGATCTTTTATTTTCTTTAGTGCTTCTATGATTTTCATGCTTGCCTTTCTTTGACCAACTTTAGTATAAATTAATCCCCATAAAGGGCAAGATTATTTACATTCCCAGACCAACGGATCATGATCTTTTTCATTAATAATAAATTCCAGCTCATCAGGAATATGTTTCCACCAGATTCTTTCATCTTTAAGCCAGAAATACCCATAATCAAACGGCACCCATATAGATTGAATCTTTTTATATGGTAGCTTGCGGGTTGTATACTTAATAATGCGGAAGTAGTGCCCATCTTCTTGAAACTTGGCGAGCACCCATGTGCCACGTGGTGGCTTTAGTCCCGGTGATCTAAACCACGTCATCGTCGTCAGTCGGGCTTATGATCTTCACATATTTTATTTCGCCATCTTCAAGCTCAAACTGTACAGTGTTCATTGCCGGGAAGCTCTTAAGAAGTAGCGGAGTCCACAGATTTGATGTTTGTTCAATCAGATCAGTCAGAAAGTAGAGCTTGGCGTGCATTGTAAGTATAAGATATTTGCTTGCTGCTGCTTTGACTGTAAACTGCTTAAATAGGCTTAAAAGCAATGGGTCGCCAATGGTTGCAAGATCTTTGATAAAGTTATTATACGATTCTTGGTAGTTCATGTTAACAGCATCCTGAATCTGAATGAATGATTATATTTTTTGGATAATTACCCCCAAGCTCATAGACGATTCCATCTCTTATTTCATCGGGCATTAGCTCGGGCTTTGTAGTATTACCATATCGTGTACCTTGAACGAATTCATCATCGGCGTACTGATTGAATTGTCTGATAGCATCATCAAGATCATCAGCAATGATAATACAAGATCCGCCATGATGGTAATCAAGAGTTAAATATTGTACATCAAAGATAAATAGCTTCATCTTTCAATTTCCCATTCCAGACCCATAAAGCGCGTAATATCATCAGCAGTAAGATTATTAACCGGCTGCTTATCACCATTTGGCATATGGTAATAGAGCTTATTAAGAACGTGTTTCTGTATCTCTTGACCAGTTAGTGGACACTTGGCCTTAAGTAGTCCGTGCGTTAATGACATCGGTCCCCTTAAAGCACAATCTTTTATTATTATTGTTTTGCCCGCAAGCATCGCCTGCCATGCTTCATAGAAATTCATTCCACAATCTCCCAATCTCGGCGCATCATTTCAAAAATATAAGAATAAGTTATATCATTGCATTCTATATGCAATGGCTCGCCAACGGGCATTTCACTAAAAAGCTTGTCGTCTTTAATTAAATAAATCATTTGTATGGGGTTGGGCAGATAATGTTGGCGAATTTTCTTCCCCTGGCGCATCGCTTGCCATGCTTCATAGAAGTTCATAATCATTTCTTTCAAATAAATTAACCAAAGTTTTAAATTGTTCTCCTTTGATAATTACTGTACGCATGGCGGGCGAATATAAAGTTAATTTATTATTATTAATGCCAAGTTTCATATCTAACGATCCGCATTTGTATGTTATTATTTTCCCTTCGCGCATCGCCTGCCATGCTTCATAAAAGTTCATTATTAAACCCCGTCAGTTATTTCGAGAAATGGATTACTTCCAGTAACAATGCGCGGTAGTTGACCATTCCACTTCTCAACTGCATGAGTAAGTGCCTCTACCTTCTTAAGAGTAATCAGATTAGCCGTAATAGACTCACGCTTTGCCTTAAGAGCATATGCCTCTGCATCGGCACGTACTCGCACAGCTTCGGCCTTGGCCTTTGCGTCAGTAATATATGCATAAGCTAGGGCATCTGATTTCAGGCGTTCTTGCGCTGATTCTTCTTTTACCTTCTCCGTAAGATTACGCACTGTTTTTGCTGCTTGTTCAGCTATTTGTTTTTGTTCTACTGCATGGATAAAGTCTTTGGTAAAATCCAGATGAATAAAGTTGAAATCAATAAGTACTATACTGTGTAATGCCAACCGCTCTTTCAGCTCATTATTAACCCAATCACAAGCTTTGTGCCGTTGCTGTATAAGGTCTTCAGCCGTAAACTTGGCCACAACAGCTTTAAGAGATTCCTGGACAAATGGATTAATAATAATGGTCTCAAAATCCGAACCTACACTTTTAAAGATCTCATACCCTTTGTTTATTCTGTAATTTAATACTGCCCCTATATCTACCGTTTGTAAGTCTTTAGATAATGAGCGCGTTTCAATAGATGTTCTGCAAATTCTATTATTTATGTACACAATCTTATCAATAAGGGGAGTCCTTAGATAAATACCAGGTTCATTGATTACTCTCTTTGGCTTACCGAATTGCAATTGAATAGCAGTTTCTCCGGGTTGTACAATATACCAAGGCTTCATTCCCCATGCTATAAAGAGCAACATGAAGCAGATTAATCCAGTAAAAACACGCTTTGCAATTTTAGAGTTCATTTCAAATTCATTCATTCAACAATCTCCCAGTTAAATCCCATAAAAGCATCAATCATCGCCTCATCACACCAAACATCCGATACCATATAAGACACATCTCTATGAACAACTTTTAATTGCCAGCCATGTTCATTAGATAAATAAACCATTTTGGCTTTATCTAGATAAAAGGGCTTATCGCACTTCAATTCTTCAAGCCAAAAAATCTGGAGTGGACGCTCAATAATCTTACATCTTTTACCATCGCGCATTACCAGCCATGCTTCATAGAAGTTCATTGGTCGCTCTTGCTTAATTTGTTTTTAAACTTTGTAAAATAAACACTGGTTGATAATGGATATTGGTCCATAAACTCATTGCCATATTCATTCCACCATCTCATGAGATCTTCTTTCTCTTCAATGCCATCGTAATAAAAGTTCATGCGTTCATCATCTTTGCTATATCTGTAGCGGTGTGGGCATTTCTTAATGTCGCACATATTTAGTTCCGTATTGGGAGTGAATCAACCGCATATGCCCAATATACATTAGGTCCAAGTTCTACAATTTCACCATCCAATTTAGTGAATACTTCGCCAAGCCACTGCAACACTGTACAACCGTCTGCGGTGCCAACGAAACAGGGTACTCTTTTTGTTGGTTTCTGTTCGCTAAATTTAATCCAATTCATATTCAGCCTTGTATCGTGGTTGGATTCCATGGTTTACTTGTCTTCTCGCGGTTTACTCTTAATTGGTCTGCGTTGTGCTTAAGAATTGTAACAAAGCACATAAAGCAAAATGACAATACAATGGTGTCGTTAGCCTCAAATTTCATTGCCATTTCGCACGGTTTCTCGCAGAAATAACAGATTAATGGTGACTTATGTTCAACAACTTCAATTTCCATTCTTTACCTTTTCCTTGAATTCATTGATCCGTATACGAAGTAAGCTATTTATCTCGTGTTGTTCATTCCCGTACTGAATACTCAATGCTTCTCTCTGCTCAGACCAGCGCAGATTGCGAGTAAGTGATTCGTTCTCTTCCATAATACATTTAATTTCAAGCATAAGAGTTCCAATTTCTTTTGTATGCTGGCAAGTGAATAAACGACAACGCTGAATCTTGTTACAAAACATATAGCCCATCAAAAAAGATAAAGCATATGCAACAACATCCATCAATATTTCATAATTCATTAATCATTTCCATCAGCTTATTAAGCTTTTGCTCAAGCAAATCTTTATCGCGCTTGCATGCATAATATTTTGCCTGTAATTCATGCGCTGGTGCTCGCCAATTTATAATGTCGGCTCCATCTACAGTGCTACGTATTCGTATATGTCTGCCATTTGTATTGTTTGGTAAGTCGACAGCATATGCCCAGTGGGTAAGAGAATCGGGCTTTATAGTTACATTATAAAGTACCAGTATCTCAAATTGTTGTGCTTCAGTATCCCATGAAGCCAGGGCCCTTATTTTGCCATCAGTGACCCAGCAGGTATCATTACGGTCGGGAAGTTCTACAGACAATAATTTCCATTCCATCAGTTCATGCTCGCTTTCTCAAATTCATTAGCCAGATTAACTATATAATCATCTACGCTAGATGGTGACTCTGATATATCATATAAAAATCTCCACGACTCAACCACGTGATAGAGCGGTGAATAGATCTTTATTATATTGTGTCCAATCTTGCGGCACATTAAATGAAATGGTATCTGCGGATACGAAAAACATTCCTGTATGATAAGCAGCAAGTTATTATTAAGCTCGCGCTTCTTAAGCGCTCCGAGCAGCGTGCATGAAAATGACTGGTTTAACATTGCTGCTTTTAATAGCTCATGTACAAGCTGCTTGCATTCATCATGCGTCAGCTTATCAATACCTGCCCTGAATTCATCTTCATTAAATGGTAATGCCTTACCCTCTTTAACGAGATCTTCTACCTCTTGCTTAAACTTCACTTCGCAACCTTTCGTCTTGATAATATCGCGCTACTTTATCGTCAAAGCAATCAAAGCAAAAGTATCCATCATCTGCAATGACTGTGCAGTTTGCCTTGATTGCCTGCTTACAATCAGTACAGCTTACGCCCACCCATTAACTCCTCAATGCCCTTGTCAACAGCATTACTTGCCGTCTCCCAATCATCAATAACAAACTTAAAATCTTTATTCAGCAACACAAGCCAGTCTTTAAATGATTTATTTGCATTTGGGTATCCATTCCAATGCGCTAAATAGCTATCGAGCGTGGACCGTATTAATTGTTCTGCCATAGGAGATGGGTGGAGTTCAAGATATATTTTGACATGTGCAATTGTTAGCTCATTATGCTTTATTATTGCTGCTAACAATACGCTGGATAAATCACGTAGCTGTTCTTTGTCTAATGATTCTATGCCGTGTTTGACATCTTTCCAATATATAGGTGTTTTCTTATCCATATCCATTCCTTTTAACTTTTCTTTATCGTTCTATTAACAGCATCAGTTGCGCCACGCCATACCGTAATAAGCTCTTCAAACTCCTTGTGTAACATCGGTAGCGTTATTTTTATATGCTTGTCCGTACTCATATCCCATAAAGATGTATATGTAACAACAAGTGACTTGAGTAAGTTCTTTTCTGTTTCATCAGTAAGTTGGTCTATAACGCCCCTTAAAACACCAATGTACTGCGATTGATGTTGCAATATTGCTAGCAGCATCTTATGGGCTAGCTTATCAAGTACATCACGATCAAGAAGTTTGATATTTGCTTCTATCTCGGGGTAATGTTCATGGAGTGCCATTATCTATCCCCCGCAAATAGGAAGATGGAAGGCTCTATACCACCAAATATATTCTTTTGTATGTCGGTTATCATATGCTGCAAGTGGCAATTTTCTACACATGTAGCAATGTCGCCGTAATCAGATTCATAAAGGGAAATCCCCAATATGTCTAAGCGCAAGTCGTCCGTGCTGTTATTCCATATCTGGAACGAGTAATTTCTCCCACAAGCAAAAACATCCATTGCCAATATATCACTGAATAGCTCTCTATATACTGCTCGATATTTAGCTCTATCATCGGGCTGAATATAATTAACGTCAGATTGTTTACCATCCCAGCGCTTGTGTATCACTCTTTCATGGCGCGGCTTATTAAATGCCGTTGTCTTTGGATTGCATTCATCAAACAACAAGATCGCGTCTATAACTTCGCCATGTGCAATTCTAGTGAAATAATAACCGACTATTAATTGTGCTTTCATAAATACCTTTCTAGAACTCTCGGACATCGTTATCGTCCTCGATCTTTAACCAACATTACTATTATAACACAACATTGATCAAAGTCAACAACATTGTAATAATTTAGCCCGCAGTATCCGGTTACGGCCTTACGGGCTTTTTTAGCAGGAATTTATACTTATATATTATTGTTGAGCTATACAATTTGGACAACCATCACCCATGTACTTACAGCTCGTTGCTGGTTCCTTGTATGTCAAGCCACCGAATCTTTCTTCGGCTGCCTTTTTATGTTGTTCTCTTATATGAGCAAGCATTTCTTCGGGAGTGAATTTATAAACCATACCATATCCTTGTATCTAGTGTTCAACTAACTACATATAGAATAACACAACTTTAGCCAAAGTCAACAACTTTGTTTAAGATTGTTCTTCCGGATATGTTGGTATCTCAACAACTGATATTGCTTCATCGGCAAGACCAAGTGCCCCGCGTCGCTTATCTGCGTCGTCATAGATCTTAGAGTAATGCGCCATTACGTGCATAATCATCTTCTCCCTTAAAATGGAATGGATAGCACCTGCTTCGCGCAGTTCGCCAATAGCTTTAACAAAATTCTTATGTGCATCATTAAGATAATCAAGCTTCAAACGCCAATATTCTATAGTCTTATGAGGTATGCGCATTTTTATATAAAACTCCTCAGCCGTAAATGAACATTTATCTTTATTGCCTGTTCTTAGTTCATTGACTAGATAGTCTAAATGCTTGCCCATCTCTTCGATAAGTCTATCAATATAGGCAAATGAAACGGGCACCTTTTGTCTACTGAACAAAGGCTCGTATTCATCAAAGTATTTATAAGGGCGAGAGACCTTTCGTTTCTCGTCCTTCTTGCTATTATTAGTAGTTTTTTTCATAATAATTGATAAACAGTAAATATTGTTTTTGGTTCATTGCTATAAACTTTCTGTATATATGTAGAAAATATAGCCGCATCATCTTTAAATATAATATTATTTGCGCAGTCTTCCACCAGCTTTAAGAGATTGCTGCTATCGGGTTTATAATAATGTGGTTTGTGGTGGAGCTGTTCTTTCTTGCGGCGAGAAGAGGGAATCTCACAAAAAAAGAAGACCTCTAAGTGTAGAGGTCCCTTGAAGAACGGTTCATTATTATGTTGTTTAAGGAGCTGTAGCCCGATAGCGAACTTTAGCTGGCGCTGGGAATCCCAGGCCTTTTTACCCGAATGTCGATGACGTGCAAGCGGGACCGGGTCTCCCGGGATGCAATAGGTTTTAGACCTGGTGGGAACACAAAGCGGGCAAGGCGGCGTTTGAAAATTATAAGCGGTTTGACAATTCGCCATGTAACATCTTTCTGGGTTATAGTACCGTCTTGGTTCATATGGTACTTATAGCGGGGCTGCAAGCTGCGTAAGCCCCAGTAAGACAATAACAGTAACAAAACGACAACACTTAAAGAGCTAGAAGAGAAGAGTTTTTTCATAGGCGCATCCATAGTAATTCAATTAAGTCTATATTAACTTTTGCATGCTAAGCAAACATTTTGTTCTATTGCGTCGTGGCCACGTTCGGCAATAAATGCAGCCATCTGTTCAGCGGCATATTTGCGCAAGGCGAATGGTAGCATTTGTATTATTGCGGTAGATTGTGCCTTCAAGAGACAGGCTAGATGTCCGTCTATCTTCTCAACCCAATGCTTTACTACATTATCGGGTATTTCTTCGGAGCCTTCCATTTGTGCTTTGGAGAAATGATAATATCCGACATAGCTTTTGAGTCTACGGGGAGCTATTGGTCGTACTTCGCGAATCTTGCCAAGTAATTGAGTACCTGATTTCTCAAAGTCTTCATCTTCTTTCATGCGGCGTACTTGGTGATTGTACCGTATTACTTCACGTGCATACTCGATGAAGTGCTCGGGTATTTCTTTAGTACCATAAACAGACAGATATTCGCCGCCATCTTCCGACTTTAGCCATTGCTCAAACCGCATATCCTCATTAGCATAGTCCTCGGGTGTTCGGCAGTCGGTACGCCAGATGAATATATTAATCGGCTTCATCTTGGGGCCGTGGTAATCCGACGACTCTTCTTTGTTCTCGTAAGCCTTATCATTGAACTGATTGGCTGATTTAGACTTCTTTTCTAGAAAATTAATACAAACTTTCTTCAGAAAAGGAAAGGCTCTTGGGACTTCTTTGCCCTCTTTAAGATATTGCTCGTAGATCTTAAATGCGTAGTCAATAGCTTCCGAACCATAATTGACCAGCTCCATAGCATCGGCCTCATTCAGGTTCAGTTTTTTCAGAAGTTCAGCATAATTCGTCATAACAGTCTCCAGTAGTAAAATAAAATCCATTCAATCTAATATCTGGTCGCCTTAGCCGGGGGACGGTGCCCCCTGGCGCCCAGAGAACCAGTCCAGTATTCTTATTTAATTAAATAAACTGAACTAGCTGTAGCCCAAGCTCAGGGCACGCCCCGTCGCTTGCCCGCCTTGCGGGTGCCCGAACCAGACTTGGGCGTTCCGGTTAACAATTCATGTGAGAATAATACCCGGTTGCCACTGCGCTAGCTTCTGCTAAGCTATCTTGTGACACCCATCCCCTTGATGCCCCCCCCAACAAGGTCGGGAGTACCATCATCATAGCAAGAATTTTCTGGTTGTGTGTCTCTTTATTAACTAAATCAAAATTAATATCATCATGGTCAGAAAAGAGCTGACTTTGCTTTCTGGCTGCTGCTTGCCGAGATCTCATTTCTTGATGTGCTTTGCCAACGCGGTATATGAGCGTGCGCCTATGCCTATAGATCGTTTGCAACAGCCTAAGCGATCTGAGCTTTATGAGTGCGTTACCCACCGTGCGCGTGGTGCAACCCACAGCTTTTGCTATAGTACTCTCAGCCACAAATAACCTACCGTCAAAGTTCAAATACCATTCATATAAAAACCAATATATATCTTGCTGGAATGGCGTGCATTGACTCAATAACTTATGAGTTGCCTTGCCCGAGTGCGTTATCGTCTCTCGGCGATCCACGATGGTCGATATCGATGACCGAGTTTCGACAAGGAGATTTGTTTCTTTTGGTAATTTGTGCTTGATTTTTGCTGAAAGTGCGCTATTCTTATTCATGAATCAAGTCGCTTTGTTGGATAGATCGTTTTCTGATAGATACATGATTAACTCGCTTTCGGATCGTTGGCGATCGTCCACTTTCGTATTTGTTTTCTTCTTTTCTTGGTGACATTCAGGGTCAATCGAAAGCACCAAAAAAAACATTCAATTTTTATGACAACAGCATACGCTAAAAAGAGTCGTAGTGCTAGGCTAAAATTCTGGTTTGTCGCAAAACACTGAACCAGTATTCACAAAGAGACCGGTTTAACCGCCGGTCCCTTTGTTTTTAGCAGTTCGTCACACCAACGCGGCTTTTATTGGCTGACTCACTATCTTCAAATTCTTCTATCATACCGTGCCTGCGCAAGTAGCTGTATACCTGAAATCGTCGCTTATTGTCCAAGTCTCTTTCGCCACGCATAAACGTGCGAAGTGTCGTGCTGGCAATGCCTATCTCTGCAGCCAGTCCCTTTATAGTATTCGGTGATTTCTCTAACATTCGCAATATTGCCTTGCGCAGCGCATCGTGATCGCCCAGCGGCCCGGCAGGGTGTTTGCCGATATCAGTTTTCATAAGTAATTCCATGTGTGATATTGTTGAAACTTGGCCATCATTATCGGCCTTCGTTGTTGTACCATGTCTATATTGTGCAACATTATACATACTTTGTCAACGTTGAATTTGTTTAATAATATTGCTTGACATTGCTCAAGATTGGTCTATAATTGGTTATGTTAGTTAAACGTGTTACGAGTTGGGAAACAAATGTCGGATTATAAGATGAAAATTCATTCAACAGCCACGAAGGGCGATAACGATGGCCAAGTTTTAACCAAAAGCAAATCAAAGAAAAAGAGCTTTGTTCAAGAGCTGTTGGAAGATGAAGAGATGCAGTCATTCATAAAGTCACGCGATGAGTGGCTTAAAGAACATGAAGATCTTATTAAGTCTAAGACTACGGAACAACTTATACGCGAGATTTGGGGGTAATGTGATATTAATAACAGATGCTGAATGGAAAATGACCGCTGAAGAACTCTATAAATTGCAGCAGCAACTTAAATCGCTTGAAAAATATGCAGAAGAACTTAAAGATAAACTTAAAGCACTCAGCCAAAACGAAGCGGCACATGGCGGTGGCTTCAGATTTAATTATACCGAACGAAAGGGCAATGTAGATTATGCAAAAATACCCGAACTTAAAGCAGTCAATCTTGAACTGTACCGTAAAGAACCCGTACGCTATTGGAAATTGGAATTAGAGCTTATATAGAGGAGTATACAGTGCATGAATTACTGGCACGAAGGCCGATATCGATGGCCGAGTTTCGACCATGACCATAACTAAATCGGGCACGTATCATGCGTGCCCCGTGTGCCTTAACCTTATAGCAATCGATGAATATGTAGACCATCTTAATATTGAACCACCACTGTACGTATATCCCGGCAAGTGGTGCAAACAAATGGAGATAGATGCTAGAATTCAGAACTCAGAAAGTAAAAAAGATTCATTCTATAAATCACAGAAAGTAAAAAAATGTTAACTCATTCAAAAGATCTCATCGGACAAGCAGTAAAAGACCTCATTAAAGCAAAACGCGAGATGCAACCAATACATAAAAATCGTATCATCAAGGGCTGGGGCAATAATCCCGATAGAGAATATGCCGATCTTGACGCTGTGATTAATGCTATTGAAGATGCATTGCTTGCTAATAACTTTGTATTGCTACAACCCGAAGAAGCACATGAACCAACGGGCAAAAATAAGCTGAAGACTATCTTGCTTCATGTAACCGGCGTACAAATTGACGCATCAACATGGATCGTCGACAAGCTTGATGATGAATATGACAAAGATGGTAAAATTCGAGTGAAAAACTTCAGACAAGAATATGGAAAATCGGTCACCTATCAAAGACGTTATTCAATTCTGTCGCTTTTGGGGTTATGTGCTGAAGATGATAATGATGGGGAAACGGGACCAACCAATACCAACGTCATAAGCGACAGCCAAGCGCGGCTTCTTGAATATGAATGCAAAAATCATCCAAAATTGAAAGAAGAAATACTTAAAAAATATTCAATCAAAGACTTTGCCGCTATAACACGCGATAAATTCAATGGTATATTGGAGTGGGTCCAAAAGAATAAGCAGTAACCATTAGTAACGGAGTCTACATATGGTATTGGAAATTCTGAATGACGAACATCGAGATATGCTTAAAGAGCTCGTATATAAGCATATCTCACGAGGCGCGCCCGATCAGTGTTGGGTATGGACAGGTCTATTAAGAAATGGTGTGCCACACTTTCTTTATGTGGGTAATTACTATAAAACCCAACGCATACTTTGGGTGCTTGAAAGGGGCAAATTACCCCATAAATCATATGTGGTAAATGATTGCCCCATAACAATGTGCATGAATATCAATCACCTTAAAGTTGTGCCATGGAAATCTCGGGATTATAAACGACTCTACGAAAAAACAGAACCGTTCAAATTGGTGAATTGTGATACGGTACATGTTGAAGATAGCGTTTATGAATATTTCCGAAACCGAATTTTCCCCAAAAGAAGGGGATAATACCCACGGAGTCAATAATGAGCTTCAATATAAAAGAGAAGTACAATGCACCCACCAAATTTGATAGAGAACCATACGGCACCATCTGGCAGGTGTTCGATGAAAATAATTATGGTTTGTTTTATCTGCAAGTCAGTGACAGTGAAGACACACCCGAATGGATAACGTACGGTACCTTACTTGAATCAGCATTTGATGATAGCCTGTATAGCGATAAATTTATAAATGAAGTACTTGAATTATATAAAATAAAGAAAGCAATACGAGAAAATTGATGAAAATGAAAACTGTTACGAAAGCTCAAGCACGAAAAATACAATCTCTCTTCGAGGATAGATACAAAAAGTCAGATGATAAAGATGGTTGTTGGCTGTGGGTTGGCCCGCGACAAGGCGACAGCTATCCAACGTTCTATCACAACAGTGTATTTTATTCCGTGAGAAATCTTGCATGGTTTTATGCGTTTGATGAATTCCCGCCGGCCCAGCTTTATGTTAGCTGCCGAAATGGTATGTGTGTAAATCCATTACATCTTTCAGACACACATCCCAAATTTAGCCCGGATCTAAAAATAATAAATGTTCCATTAAATAAACAAGATCCGGACAAGCACAAAAATACCCCTAAAAATTCATCCATAAAGAAAGATAAACATAAACCCATACACAAACCACAGAAAATAAAATCTTCGTACCTGCGCAATATTTGGAGGGCAATATGGGGTCTCTAAAAAGAAAGCTGAATAAGCCGCTTGTCAAGAGATTGCGCGAAGAGTTCTTCAGCTATATCATAATGCCCAAAGATAAAGATGCTTGCTGGACATGGACTCACTCTATGAATGAGCGTGGCTATCCATATCTATGTCGTAAGTCGCATATTATGAGCGCTCGGCAGCTGTCTTGGTTCTATGAATATGGCGACGAAGCTAAAGTTGGCCTTAAATCACTATGTAACAATTCACAATGTGTCAATCCGAAACATCTATCAACTACCTTCCCAAAGGGGATGCTCAATAAAAGCAAAAATCCATTTCATGAAACAAAAAAACGCAGTAATCTACCGCGCATTATCAAGCCAACTGCTACAATGAAACCGGGAATTGGCTATTGGGGGCGCCTGTGGCGTGCATTAAGGGGTAAAGTATAAATAGATACCTTTACTAACGGGGGTACTGACACCATGACAGCCCCCCTGTGCAGGATGCAAGTGATTAATCTTGCTGACTTTCAACATAGAATGCTAGTGCTATACTAGGTCGTTGATATATAGACTAAACTAAATCTAAAAATCGCTCCGGCGTTAGTCATCTGCAATGCAGCATTGGCTACAGTGCTAGCATATCCATATGCATTAGCCTGAGTGGTATTTGCTGTTCCCCTAAAAGCTATAGTTGTAGCACCTGCAGGCCATGCCCATCCAGCTGCGCTGACAATTATTTCTCCTATGGGATCACCGTTTGATATATTTTGTATTGTAAACGGAAATCCACCAAATATAGCATTGCCTGTACCAGTAGCCGCAGATATCGCAAGATTCGCTCTTATAAATACTAGTTGTCCAATCTTTATATATGAACCTTCCTGGGTCGTGTAAGTCGTAATACCTGCAACAGTGCCTACAATGGTAGGGGTCCAGACTCCGGTAGCATATGAATTCAACGCTCCGCCGGTTCCGAATTGTATGCTTGTAGTACCGGTGCCATTGCCCATATTGGTTGCGCCGGTTCCCGTAGTACCCAAATTACATGCTCCAGAACCACTTTGCACAGTTGTGGCGCTTGTGCTATTGGTGCTGCCAAGGACGGTCGTTTTAACGGCTGCACCCGTCGCTATATTGACTGTAGTTGCAGATGCATCGGTACTTATCCCTAAAGCAGAAGTGCCAGAATTGATTGTTGTTGTACCGGTTGTTACCACAAAGCCATTGTCTACTGTTAATGTAGATGAACGATTGTTTATTGCATTATTTTCAGCCATTGCTTACTCCTTAACTGAATCTTTCTTTCCAAATTATTGACACATTAACATCATTGCTTGCGGCGCTTAATGCCGAAATGGTCAACGTCTCTCCGGGTGATAACAAAATATCTAATATCGACATATCCAATACATCATTTGACACCTTTGCAATATGGAGACTCCCAATAAAAATACCACCGGTTACCGTTGTGCCGGCCGTATCAATCGAAATAACGGACGTATTTGAATTATAATCAACAAAACTCGGAGACCCGCCAAGCGCAGTATTCTTGCGTATATTAAAGAGCACCGATTTTGAACCGTCAGATGCGGCCGTAATAATCTGGGGACCAACTTGAACATAATTAGTCAATCCGGCAAATACACTGTTGTTTCGTATTGTTATTATGGCAGTCTCTGTTGATATTGTTTTTATACTGTTGGCACCATGTACCAAAAATGAAGCCTCACTAAGATTGCCCTGCATATACGCTGCAATGCTGGGAACTTTTATAACTACATCGGTGTTATTTGATGTGTTTATTGATTCAACCCGCAACGGTAATGATGGGTTTTGAATGCTTGTTGTCGTATTGGCATTTGCATAAGAAATAACATGGAATAACCGAAACAAGCCACTTTCCGGATTCTCAACAAAAAAGCTTATTTGCCCAAAGCCGAGCCATTGATACTGAATTTGATAGACGTTACCCATTTGTGGATTAATCAACATCACGCTATCACCGGTACCGTCTAATGTATCAATATTAAAATCGGCCTGCGCTACAAAATTATTACTGCCACCCGAGCGGCGACAAATAGAAAATGTTGTACCATTATAACCAATAAAAAAACCATTATTAGAATCACCAAGACCCACGAGCTGATTGTTGCCGCTAACCGATGTATCAAAAACTGCGGTAAATCGCACAAGACCACCACAACCCGGGAAGTATTCCATGCTACGACGCGATACCAAGACTCCCGAACTATTTGTTGCCGCTCCTGACGCAGTTAAAGAAAATGGCGGTGATACCGTTACTTGCCCGCTTGCCGTACTACTGTCAACAAAAAGTTCAGCATTCAAATTATATTGAAACTGTCCAAATATTCGACCATTGTTTATAGAAACAGATGCTTCACCGAATGCCGTCGTCTGCGGAGAATCCAATATCACGGGTATCGGCGCTATGCCAATAGCGTTACCAATTGCCATATTATCCTTACACTATAGTTATGTTGCCCATCACGGATATCATATTGAATGTCGTATCTGCAACAACACAAACAAGCTCTATTGAATCACCAACCGCCGTACTCGCGAGACTTCCGCCTACACCAACCACCGTTGATACCGATATAATTCTAATGCTTTGGCCCGCATTCTGGGCTACCGCCCAACCAAGAGCCGTGTTGATACCTGTGATTCTTATAATACTGCCAACTGCAGCCGTTACGGGGAGCGTGAATGTTATAGCTGAAGCACGATTGGCAATATACCCATGGTTAACTACCATTTGAACAGAAGCCGCAGTCTCTACAGACCAATCAAGGCCGCCGCCCGTATTGGTAAGCGTTATGGTATTGCCGCTACCCGATGTAGACATGCCCGGTCCCGAAAGCACATTAAGCACACCAGCTGCGGGCACGGCATTGCCCGAATCGGTAGTGTATGTGGTTGCGACTATGCCTGCCGTATTAACACCAACTTTGCCAGTATTATCAATGACCATTACCCGCTGTGTGCCGCCAACATTTTGATTGTACGTACCACCAAGCGTAAGCGTTGTACCCGATGTTGGAGCATTAACTAATATTTGGCCAAATTGATCAATATTCATGCGCAAAAGGGGAACCGTCGATGAAGGGTTGGTCCAAAAACCGAGATTGCCGGATATCTGATTAACGCCCATTGTGCCGATAGCGTTGGAACTTATTTGTGCGCCGGTCCAATATTGAGCACCATCAAAACCGGTAAATGCAACAAGCCCAAGACCATCTCCGGACTGTACAATCGACCCCGCTCTATTTTTCCTAAAAATGGCAATTGAGCTATCGATGGAAACATCATTGTTAAATAAAAGCAATGACCCATCAGAAACCTGCAAATTATTGACTTCAACAATTGTATCGCCCGAACCATTTGGCGCAAGCGTTATATCACCATTGGCTGACGGATTTATGGTAAGCTGAGCACCAAGTGTCGGCAATGCACTACTACCGGTAAGCGCTTGTATTTTAAATAAACCACTATCGGTATCATCAATACCCATTGCCACAGAAGTTGAGGCACCCTCAACATACGCATATTGTAAATTTGGGCGACCTCTAAAGCCTTGATTTGCTGCCATTGTATCTCCCGTTAAGTTTGGATATGGTAACGAACATAAGCAGACCAGTTATAAGTAAAACCAGCTATTCCAGATACACCAATAACAAGATCATTTCCTGAAGCAGTGAATGTAGCAATCAGTGCACCAGCCGGATCATTATTTTGCATATTCTCAAATAATGGTACTTGTGCAATTGCTGCCCCTGCTTGTCTATAGCCACCACCAACAACAAGACCAACACCCGAATAAACAAAGTCACTTCTGAATGCTACAATATCTGCATATATAATTGCTGCTTCATTGGCATTAAGTGGCAATGTAAATATCGCCGTAGATACTGCACCAATGGTAACCGCACTATAAAGAAATTGTTCTGCTGTTAATGTATTAGCAACTGCATTCCCAACAAACGTAAAGCCGGATGGTGGCAATGTTGTTGCTTGCTCATCGAAAACTACGTTAATGTTCGCTGCACCATCTGGCAACACTGCGCCGCCCGAATTTCCCGTAAGCGAACCGACCATTCCGCCAGGTGGTATAACACCATTTATAAAGCGCCCCGCTTGACTCATTTCAGTCTCCTCGTGCGTAAAAATAGCTCGCGTATACGGCACCGGTTGTTGGTGCGGCACCACCCGGCAATTGAGCACAATACAGCGTCAAATTCTTGGGCCACATCAGTTCATTTTCAGGACCGTTTCTATTGGTAGAAACGTCATCTAAAAAGAACCCAAATGCAGGCAGTACCATTTGTACATACGAATTAGTACCCTCTACACCAAGCGGATTCGGACCGGCAGGCGGGACCATTGGATAGTCTGCGTAATTAAATACTACTGTCTGATCGGTAAGATTCTGTATAAATAGTTGTCTTAAAGGGAATAGCGACGGAGATGGGCTTGGTGTGCTATTAACAAGCGGCGCCCATGTGGCTAGCACATCGGCCGCTGCAAGCACCCGTATCTCGTCAGCTACCTTACATACTCCATATGACATTATTCACCCGCTTTAGGCTTAACGAAGTCTGCTGCTGCTTTTGCTTTTTCAAGTACTGTTTGCAGAACTTCAAAGGCAGCATCATATGCTTCTCCATAAGTTGCCTCTGAGGGCATCAGAAAGACAAATATCTTACCATTGCGTTCTACTTCTACTGTTAATTGATTTTTAAATGCCATAATTACTCCAGTTTAAGGGGGGCTAAGGCCCCCCGTTATTGTCTATGCAGCGCAAGTAACGTTTGTCCATGTTGTACCGCTATCGGTATTTACATAAATACGTGATGTTGCACCAGCCGGATCAGTTCTCAACCACATTGAACCCGCAGGCGCCGTTACGGCACCATTTGGCGAACCGGCACCAGTCATTATGCGAACACTGTTTTGTAGTGTTACGCCAATGTTTGCAGGTCCTAGCAGCGTTAATGTTGTACCGGCAGTAGCGTTACCAACTTGTATCGGACGTACACCGGCACTACCAATATTAATTGCTTGTGCATCTGCATCATTACCGATATTTATTGCCCCGGCTGAAGAGTTAAGCTCAAGCACACCATCTGCATCAAGAAGCATGGTATCGTCAGAATCAAGAACAACGTCGCCTGTACCAGTTGAGGAGATGGTTACCGTACCGTTAGTACCGGTACCGGCAGTAATTACAATTGGTCCACCGGTTGCCACAAGGGAAATACCGGCTGTACCCGCATCAACATCGATACCACCGGCTGCGTTTGATGCAACGATATTAATTGCATCGCCTGTAGCAAGGCCACCACTTATAGTGACACCGCCAACATCTGAAAGCAGATCTATTGAGTTAACTGCTGTGCCCTGATCGGCATGAAGCTGAATGGTTTCTGAGGTGCCACCATTGGCATACAAACGTATCGCAAGCGCAGCGTCTTCTGTGCTTGATACAAGAACAGAACCAAGTACTGAAGCAAGCGTAAGATCTATACCTGCACCTGTTGTAGTCACATTGGATGCAGCAGCTCCATCTATGGAGAATGCGCCCGTTGAGTCTACAATAAAACCGGCAGTACCTGCATCTATATCTATACCACCGGCAGCATTAGTCGAAGAAATATTAATTGCATCGCCTGTAGCAAGTCCACCACGCAGAGTAACGCCACCAACATCTGATAGAATATCTATAGATGTTGCACTTGTGCCCTGATCTGAATGTACTTGAATGGTTTCAGCTACACCGCCATCGGCATGCAAGCGTATTGCAAGTGCAGCATCTTCGGTACTTGATACAAGTACTGAACCAAGCACTGAAGCAAGCGTAAGATCTATACCTGCACCTGTTACTGTTACGTTTGAAGCAGCGGCGCCATCTATGGAGAATGCACCGGTTGAATCTATGGTGATACCACCCGTTCCGGCATCAATGTCTATACCGCCATCAGCAGCAGAAGCAACAATTCTGATCGAATCTGCAACGGCTGCTTGTGCTGAATCAATATTAATTTGTAGGGCTGCGTCAGCATCTATACCACCAAGCGTAGCCTCAAGGTTAATCGCATCTGCTGATGCAAGAGCAGTCGCCGTAAACGTAATCCCGCCAACATCTGAAAGGATATTGACCGAACCAACGCCAGTGCCCTGGTCTGAGTGAAGTTGAATTGTTTCTGAAGTTCCGGCATTTGCACGTATATAAATGGCACGCGCCGTATCTTCTGTCGCAGTAACATTAACCGATGAACCGGTTGCCGTTATATTGATGTCCTCAGTGGCCGCAGCACCGGATGCCAATATATTAATACCGCCAAGCGTAGCCTCAATATTAATTGCATCTGTTGCGCTTTCAGTTGCTGTAATTCTTACTGAACTACCGGTTGCCGTGATATTGATATCCTCGGTAGCAGCTGCACCGGAAGCAAGAATATTAATACCACCCGTTGTAGATTGTATATTTATTGAGTCTGTTGCACTTTCAGTAGCTGTAATTCTTATCGAACTGCCCGTTGCCGTTATGACAATGTCTTCGGTTGCAGCAGCACCGGAAGCCAGAATTTGTACACCGCCGGCAGTTGATTCAAGAACAACGGCATCTGTTGCACTTTCAGTAGCGCGTATTCTTACCGAACCACCGGTATTAAGTATGTCTATATCTTCGCCGGCCGCGCCAACGGCATCAATGTCTATGCCACCCGCAGTAGCACTTAATACAATCGCATCAGCAATATTGCCGTTTGCCGTAAGCGAAATTTGATTGGTTGCTGTTGCTATAATATCAGTAGCAGCAATATTGAAGTCGCCGGTCAGATTAATGGTGCCGGTAATATTAAGATCACCGGTCAGTTCAATATTACCGTTTTGTATTTCAAGATCACCGTCAACAATATCTACAGTAGTTGTGCCAGGTCCTCCACCACCGGATACAGTTACTGTAGTAAAGACGCCAACACCAGAAGCGGGTGATGTAGTCCATTGCGGTACACCTGCCGAGTCATAACCGGCAAGAATCCAGACAGAATTAGCAGTCTGATTTATCCAGGTCTGACCAACCTCATAAAAATTATCTCCGGCTCCCGGATCGGCATTTGCCAGTATCGGTGCGGGAAATATATTTGCATAGGGGAACTTTGAACCGGTTCCTTGTATAATATTAGCCATAAAAGTTCTCTCTTTTGGGATGTTATTGTCAGTCTCATCACAATTGAGGGAACTTTTATTTGCAATTGTTTGTGTACACAATTATACTAGATTAAACTTGACAAGGTTGAACAAGGTTGGCAAAAGAAAGCCGCAAGGGTAGAAAAAGATTATCTGTGGATATTTCAGTTGATCTACATGAACGTCTTCAAGCGCAAGCAAGAAGGCGACATGTTACCGTAACGCGTCTTGTTATGAGAGCCTTGTACAAGTTACTATTGGAAATGGATCCTAATTTACGGAAGAACTCATGACACTAATTTTAATCATATTAATACTCATCTGGGCAGCACATACCTATTGGTATTTGACCAAAAAAGAAGAATCATACTTTTAAACTGGCAAGCAATCCCTGTAGGGTTTGAGTTCCCGCCTGCTTATAGTAATCTCTTGCTGCAGGACTTTGGGCGGCCATCATAGCCGGCTCTACAAGCCCTCTACCCAAAAGACCTCCTGCTGCTACATATGGTGCTGCACCTCCAAGCGTAGCCGTAATCTTTGATGGTGCTGCCGTATATGCTGCACCCAAAAGACCACCAGTAGATAGCGATGGCACGCCAGCAAATTTAAGTACTTTACGTATTACATTAGGGTTGTTGCGAGCAAAAGATAAGCTCGAACCATCTATTAGGCCCTTGGCAAAAAGTTTAGGATATTGTTCTTTTGATTTAACAATATCACTTTTTATTGCTGATGAAACATCTTTAAGCATACCCTTTAATTGGTCTTTTGCTTCTTTGCTAAAACTTTTGGGTATCTCTGTGCGTATTAATTGGTTCATCCGTTGTGAACCATCTCTAAATGCTGTTTCAATACCCATATTCTTCGGCTTTAGAATCTTATCAAATACATCTGAACCATGATCTTTTAACCATTTATTAACATCAGGCAACAGACTTTGACCTTTAAAGTCTTTGTATGTACCCTTCATAATCTTATTGTAAACTTCTTTACCATTAGAAAGTGTAGTCTTAGCGCCTTCAGGTATTGAATTAAGGAACTCTTTATAGTTCTTGCTTTCAAGTACTTTTAGATCTTTATGGGATAACAATCCTGAGGCAGTGAGGCCACCAATAGCACTACCAAAAAATTTACCTACTTCTCCGGCGCCCATCCATCCGGCAAGACCTTTGCCAATATCGCTGCCAAGTATTCTACCTACAGCATTTTTAAGGCCTCCTCCGGGCGTATAAAATGCTGGCAGTTTCTCAATTGCTTTATTAAGATACTCTTCACCGGTAAAACCAATAGGCTTAGGCAAGCCACCTCTAATTTTTTCTTCTGTTTCTTTTATTGCACCCGATACATCGGGTCCATATTTTGCAAATGGTGATCCTAGTTTTTCTGCTACAAACGCACCAGCCCTCCCGGGAAGTGTAGCAACATCAGCTACACCCTTACCAAGACTTACGCCAAGATTTCCCAAAGAACCAGCAACTTGTGATAATATGCCCTGATCTTGTGGTTGTTGTTGTGGCATTGTTTGCTGTTGTTGAACTTGGGCCTTTTGCTCAGGACTTCTTCGTATGATTCTGATAGCCATTAGACTGCTCCTTCTTCTTCCTCAAAACCTACCGGCTCCCAATAAGTACCCATATTACGCAAACGTATTCCCAGTTCATCTTCAATAAGATCATCGCCTATGGCCATTTTTTTACGGGCACGTTCTATCTTATTAAAGAATTTATCTGTTTTTGCACTGATATTTTCTGGCTGGCGACCATCATTCGCATCAATAAGTGCATTCTTTATAAGCCCCTTAAGAACAATCTGACCAGATTTATCTTGAATACCCTTAAGCAATGCAAATTGTGTTTCTGGTCTATGTTCAAGAGCAACTTTACCGGCTTCTGTAAGCTGCAATTTATACTTGCTTGCATTCTTGCCGGTTTCGCTTGATGCCGCCAAAAGAGTTATAAGATCACTTATTTTTGCTTTCATTTGCTGGGCTTCTGCCGGCTGAAATACTGTAGGCAATAGACCCCGGACACCTGATACGGTTTTTCCCGTTTTCATCAAATCAAGTATCTCACCACTTAAATCAAGCGCACTTTTAGCCAGCGGAGCGCCTCTATCAATATAATCAACAAATGGCTTATTAGTTCTATCGATACGAGATTGTTCGCGTTGTTGTGTTTGCGTTAAAGCAGTTTCTTTTCGCGTTTGCTCAGTAGCCTCACGGATTCTTCGCGTTTCTTCACCAGATGTTTTCTGTAGCTGGAGTGCGGCAAGCTTATTGAGCTCTTCTGTTGTTAAATCTCCCGCACTTTCAGGAGGCATTTCTTTGCCGCTCATAATTGCATTCAATGCATTAGCAAATGCAGCGCGGCCGGGAGCCCTCATTTCTTCTTTCATGAGAAGTTGTTGCAATGGTTGCGGTAATGAAGCCAATTGAGAACCACGTCCCGGAAAAAATTTATCAAGTGCTTGTGATAATTTTGCTTGCTCATTACGTCTTTGCCACTCACCCAATTTCATCTCGGCTAAGTTCTGTAAACCTTGACCAAGTGATTCACCAAGAAGAGCACCGGTGCCTGGCCCCTCATCAAATTGTTGTATAGGCATTATTGTTGCCTCCCAGCATTCATCATCCAGTCAGGCTCAGACATTTGTTGCTGCCAGTTCATCATGTCTTGACCCATTGGCTGCATGGTAAATAAATTCTTTAATAGTTCACTTATACCTTCGCCGCCGGCTGCACCTGCTGCACCACCAGCCGGACCACCAAACGCAGTACCAATAAGTGTTGGTGCTATTCTCAAGAGCGCTTGTAGCAACTGTGGACCAAATCCTTGCTGTGGCTTCATATAAGCAGACTCAAATGACGGTGCCATGCCAACACCAAGTAGTTGCTGAAGGCGTTGCATCATTTGATCTTCTTGCTTTAAGTTATAGTTTTGCTGCAATGCGGCCAAATCAGTTTCAAAGCCGCGGCCTGCACCACCAAGAGCACGCGCAAAGGCGCTTCCGGCCATACCTCCGGTTCCTGCAAATTGATTTACAAGGCCAGGTAGTGTCTGTGTTTGAAAGCGCTCACGTGCCTGCTGGGCAATTGGTGCAAAATCAAATTGTCCCATGCGTCCCAGGAGGCCTTGAGCTCCACCAATTGCTTGCGATTGCAAACCTTGCTGCTCGGGTGTAAATCTGGGAAATTGCTCAACGCGGCCAGGGCGGCCAAATATTGCCTCAGACCATGTTGGTTGTGCGCTTGGTATAGTTGCCATATCATCTCCATATTCTTTATTACAAGATCATTATATGAAGAATGAATTTTTAAAAACAAGTAAAAGAAAAAAGCCGTGGTGGATAAAGCCACGGCCCCTAAAGGAAGTGTCGTTGAAACACTGTTACGAAAGGTCGTCGTCAATTTTGCAAATACTCAAGCACAACGATGATCTTATTATAACTAGAATAATCTATACCCGTAACGATGTAAATGTTGGTTGCATCTACTCTTAAAGTAATATTTTGATTGAGCACGAATGATGAGTACGGCAGCGGTATTCCAAGCAAATTTACCGTATCCGTCATAGTTCCATAAATATGAGTCCATGTAGTTTCTGAAGTTACAGTAATGCCATGTGGAATAACCGTAGTGCTTGGACCGGGCACTAATGCGGTTATATAAAATGTCTTACGGTATGCTTGCCTGTATTGCTTGTTTAGTGGTGCATTCTGGTTGCTTGCCGGATTGGGGAAGAAAAGCTGACCTGTAACAAATTCAGTCAGAGCATAATAAGCAGTTTCTTTAGTATTAACAGATATGGCTATCTGGTTAACATATTGATACAAGCGAACTATAAGTTCCTTAAACTGGGGACTTTGTACATCAGCTTGGGCAATCTCGTTTACTTCCCATGGTCGTGTTAAGGGTATAAATGAACCCAGTTTTGTTTCGTTTGCCATTATTGAAGCCTCGAGATTGGTTGGGCATATATCACAAAAGCATGCAGCTGGAAGTCAACCAGTGAAATATCAGGATTAGTAATCTGATCATCAGTCCAATAAAGATTGAACTGTATAACTTCGCCATCAGCCTGAAAGTACACGGGATGCCATAGCCTTGTTTGCGACTGCTCAAGAGGCACAAGAGCATATGGTCTTGTTTCAAGTATATTATTGCCCACAATACAGTTTGTTGCCTGCGACTGATTAACCATAGAAAACGGAGACGTAGACACGTTGTAATCAACAGTAATTTCGCCCGTGTTCGTTTTATCGACCATAAAGTCTACTTTGCTTACAAGTGCGTTTTTGCCCTGTTTGACGTAGAAATTGTATTGCTTGGTTACAATATTAACCTGTGACACGAGTGCTGCCGTACCACCGCCGGCGTAAACACCGGTAACGCCACCGGCTACTATTAATATTTGATCCTTATTAACTTCAGCAATTTGAAATATTGAGAAGTTCAATGCTTCAATGAGCGGATCGCCAACGATATTTTCCAGCAATATATAATCGCCGGTCGTCAGATTGTGATCAATGATTGTCAGTGTAATTAAAGTACCAGATACCGTAAGATTGGTTATTTGTAAGGCACCCGCATTGCGTGTTACACCCGGCTCTTGGAAGAGAACATAACCCTCTTGATTGCCGAAGATAATCTTTTTATAGAGATCGCTGAGCTCTGCGCTGCCCCATGTATACGTTGTCTCACCCCATGTTGTAAATGCATTACCCCATGTAATTGCAGATTCTGAGTTGAAATACCCAAAAGCGGTAATGCTATCATCATTAAATGCCCAGGAGCCTGTTACATAGTTAAATACCAGAACTCTATTGGGATAACGTGTGCCATTATCATTTGAAGGGAATGTCCAGTATACAAGTTGAGTAAAGTAATCACGAATACCGTATACTCTTTTGATGCCGTTATTTTCTCTTAAAATATTAAATATTTCATCAGGGATTTTCTGGTCAATTCGTTGCACGTTATAGCCATTACATGCATGGATACCGACGTTGCCTTCGGTTACTATGCGATCATCAAAAGGTACTGTTGAGAATGTAGACTCGGCTCCAAGTTCAATATTGAGCTGCTGCCATAAATAAGGCACCAGTTGGTTGCCGGTAAATACAAGTTCCCAGGTGCTTGACTCGAAGAACACTATAAGATGATCTTTGAGTATCTGGGCCGAGATTATTGGCTCTTTTGTTGGTGCGTCTAAGAAATCGCCATTGCCGTCTATATCTGAATTCCACGCATTTGCTGCTAGCGGGTTGCCTGCTTTTGAAAAACGGGCTCTATTAACAAATTCATTACCACCCTCAATAGTATGCAGTGCAACCAGTCTATTCTTAAAGGTAAACAGCATTAAGGCAGTATCCATAACAGTGCCAATATTGTCTAAGATGAAGTTAGTCTGTGTCCATATAAGACCATCCCAATAACGTATACCGTCAGCGATATTAAAATTAGTCTCATACAGCAGTACTTGGCTAGCATCAATGCCAATCCAGTTAGTAGTCCAGAAGAATTGAGAATCATTACCGGTCCATACATCAGCACCACCGGTTAATCGCTCCCAACCGCCGCTTGTAAATTGATAGGCAAACTTAGTATCCCAGGCAAATGACGGCTGTGCATTAATTGCGCCAATCTGATAGTTGGCAAAGCCCATTACCGGCAGTGCGGGATAATAATAAATGACCGTTAACGGAGTTGCACCGGTAAACTGTACGGTTCCCGTTGTTGTATCAAACGTAGCCAATACCGTACTGCCCGTTTTCAGCATTATAAATGGTGCAACAAGCGTAACTACCGTGAATATCTCAGTGCCAATCGAGAACATCTGCCCAATTTGTGTAAGCGGGAATACTCCGGGCACTACGATACCTATTGTATTACCGCCGGCATCAGTAATGCCAACATTTATACGTAATCTTGAGTTGAGCTGAGTTCCCGTATTACCCATATAACGAGAACCGACACGCTTTCTGGTTCTTCCCCTAAATACATAGGCATTGCGGCATACTTGGTAGGCTTCGTCGGGTATGAGCCACGGGCGTACGTTATTTTGAAGACCGCCTTCAAGCGGCGCAATCATAAAGCGGTCAAAAGCCATTTAAATTCCTTTGCCAATTACAAGCCAATCAAATGCCATACCGATAGTACCGTTTACTGTCGTTCCCGTAGCGGTAAATGCACCGTTATACCGTACTGCCGATGTTGGCACAATCGCGTTAGTAGCATACGTAAGCATCAATATAAATGGTGTACCAACAAACGCCGGCGCAAATGACCAATTAATAGGAAACGCTCCGGCTCCATCAAGGGTAGCAGTTCCCCATTTTTTCAAGAGCCCTGACGGTAACCATGAAAAACCGTTGTTTGCCTGCAGTAATGCGCCGGTTATTGGTACATCGGCGCCAATTGGTCGCTTTAGAAATAATTCTTGTCTGCTGCTTGTTACATATGATTCATTCCACAAACCAAGTTCATTGCCGGCAACAGCAAGGGGTGCAGGGTTATCTACAAATGTAATAAATTTGTGCTTGCCCGCATCGGGTGAGTCGAAGCCAACATGGTTGATCTGTATAAGTGTTGGTATATCAATGAAATTGTTATTTATAGGTGATTGCGTATCACGTATTCGTTGACCCGGAAGGGGTACCGTAGATATATATGCCATTAGTCCGCCGGTCCTATAATTAAGTAGTTAAAACTTGTTGCCCGTTGTCCCGATATAATAACGCTATCATTGCCAAGCGTTCCGTGTGCAAGCGGCAAGCCTGCGCTTCTCTGAGAAGCCGTCAAAATACATCTAAATGGTGCTGCTGCAAGACCGAATGATGTAAACGGTGGACCCTGA